TAGGTAACACTAGTAAAAGAGCTGAGCCTTTCGTTTTTCAGGATGATAATGAATTTACTGTTATGCCCACAGAAATACAACCTGATGGAGAGCGTTTAGTTGTTGGTACTATATCTGCTGAACCTTGGGATGTTAATGGGGCTACAGATTACACAGTTAGTGACGTACAAATGAACAATGGTTTTTTAGGTAAAGGTAAAGGTGTTGAGTTATACTTAACAATGGTTGAGGAGCTCCTTAAGAAAGGTGTTCATATGGGGGGCTTTGGAAGAGTACCAGATTACTTCAGCTCTGGTGGCAGCACTACTGAGTCTGCTATGCGTGTATGGAGAAGCATTTATAAAAACTTAGACAAACATTTAGAGAAGTTTCCTAACTTAAAGGGTGCAATACTTTTAATGCCTTCTAATGAAAAAGGAATGACATTACATAGTCTGGAGTTAATGAGGGTGTCAGAGGGTATTGCCAAGGTAAAAGATGGTGTTATAGAGGACAACTATTATGAGCAAGACGTTGGTCAAGAACCTGCATTCTCTATAGAGTTATACCCTGAGATATACAAGAAGAACGTAGCTAAAAATCAGTAACAACCTGCATCAGTTTCTTTAGAGGAACTAGATGTAGTTTACTTGCTCTGTTGTCACCACCCATTACAGTCCCCTTGCTTGCTTTGGGGACTAGTTGTTTAAGGACTTCAGTAGGGAAGACTAACGAGCACAGTAGCTTACCGTCCTTCGTTAGGTTGTGTACCCACAGGTCAGCCTCGGTAGCATCAAGACCACTAGGTTTACCATATGACTGTACCTCAATACAGATGTTACCTGTACCTGCCCACCTATCACGCTCAGTCTTTACCTCACATGTCTTAGCACCTGAGAACATTTCATCAATGTACTTCTCCCACTGTTGTCCAAACTCTAGGTCAATGTCAAACTTCTTACGTCCTGCCCAATCGTCAGCTTTATTTAAACTCATTTTAATATTTCCTTTATTGTATGCTCAGTAAACCATCTGAAGTTATTCTTCTCTGCCCATTCTCTGTGACTCATACGTGTACCATCCTTACGTTTCTTTGCGTTAGGCATAGAACAGTCAGGCTTCATAAATAAGAACACAAGCTCAGTATCCTTAGGTAATACTTTACGTACCCATATATACTTAGAGGCCACTGAAGAATCCATAAACCTACCTTTAGCCTCAATAAGAATATTCTTGTACTTAAAGTCCGGGGTATAGTCATGTTCAATTAAATAATGTACCTTCTCAGGGTGATGCTTGCACTGTTTAAGTACACCTACACTTAACTCTCCTTCCCACTTAGAGTCTGCACCTTTATACTTTGAACGCCATTTATTATTTCTCATTACTTCATCTCTCCCCTGTGTCCACCACCTGAAGTCTTAAACTTTGGGGTTGACATAACCTGTTTAGTATCAGCACTAGTACACTCAGGACAACGGCCACTCTTCTTCCTGTCTGCCACCTTATTCTGCCCTGTATATTTGTGTTCACATTTGTTGCACATATAATTATATATCATATTACATACCTTCCTTATCATCACCGTACTCATCCATCATCATACCAAACTCAGCCTCATAGTGAGTACCATCGTTACCGTTCTGACCTATGATGTCTGTACGTTCTTCATCCCAATCCTCACCTGAATCTTTAGCTAACTCCCCTAGCTTATTATAATACTTGTTTACCTTGTCCTTTCCTTGTTTACGTAGGATTTTAGTGAGTTCTCTATAGCGTTCCTCAAGTTCTTCTCTCTTATCTTTCTCTTCTGTATATAACTTGTGCCACGAAACTGCTGAGTTTGCAACGAGCTTGTTATACTTCTCCTTCCTGGTCCAGTAATCATCACTCATTATCCTTTCCAATTCCTTCTGATGAGTCTATCACTATCTTTACCTACCCCTTCCATAGAAACCTCTACGTTATTCCGAGGATTCTTAATACCAGGTGCAACAGGACTAAGTGCTACCCCTGTGATAGGTTCTCTGTTGGTAGTGTGTACTCTGTTTCCATAAGTGTTGGCCTTTAGTTCTTGATTCATAGGTTTCTCAAACATCTTGTGGCTCCTTAAGCTTGTTACCTCTAAAACAACTGTTAGTTTTACAGCCATCACTGTGTCCACACATATAAGCAAACCAAGCACCACCTGCTGCCACTACTCCAATAAATACATCTAATAAATTTACTTCCATATTCTTACTCCTTTAGTTTTGATAATTACGTTCCCATACAACATGTCCGTTTCGTTTAATCTGAAGTGACTCACAGTATTGTGCTGCACCCCTAGCTTCTGCTTTAAGAACCGATATATAACAGGCCCTTACTGATGGACATAGGTATGTTCCTCCCCCTGTCCTGTTTTGTTTGACTACCTCCATAGTTATTACATCTCTAATTGGAAACGAATAGTTAGCGAAGGCTTTGTTAGATATAAAACCAATCGCTATCAACCAAGTAAACACTATCACAGTAAACCAACCATCCGCCCTACTCATCATACACATCCTGTCGGTTGAGGTAAGCCACCGTACTTAGTGATAGGCTTAAGAGGTCCTGTTAACCACTCTTTAAACAGCTTACCCTTGTCAATACCTACATACTTAGAGAAGGTTCTGATAGGTGGTACTGAAGAGTTCTCATCGAAGTACTCTCTTGCCTTCTCAATCTGAAACACTTGTGATTCTGTCAGTGTTACTTCATCTTCCTTAGCCATCTCGTGCATCACGTCTAGTGACCACTGTGTTGGGTCTACTAAGTACCCATTCCCTGTTCTTTCTAATCCCATAGTATTTCTCCTGTCATACCTACTGCTGAATAATCAGTAACAGTCTTCTCAAAGAAGTTACTCATACTGTCACCACTTGTTAGTTCCTCTACCCACGGAAGAGGGTTCTCTTTAACTTTGAAATTACCCTTAAGACCCATTTGTATAAGCCTTCTGTCTGCAAGGTAGCGTATGTATTCTTTAACCTCACCTTTATCAAGACCCATAATATCCCCAGCCGAATAGGCAAGGTCAATAACTTTATCTTCCAGCTTAACAATTTGTCTCGCCATTCTATATATTTCTCTCTTGAAATCATCATTTACAATCCTCGGATGTTCGTTACAATATTCTCTAAACAACCGCGACATCCCTTCACAGTGCATAGTTTCATCTCTGATGGACCATTCCACCACAGTGTTCATTCCTTTCATCTTACCCATACGTTGATAGTTGAGTAGCATAACAAAGGCACTAAACAAACTAACACCCTCGTTGAATACAGACAAAGCAATTGCTCTGGCCATACCATGCTGGGTGCTAGTGTCAGCATCCTTCATAAACTCTACCTTCTCTACCATAGCATCATACTCTAAGAACATACTGTACTCACTCTCGTGTAGTCCTAATGTGTCGTTAAGTAATGCATAAGCACGTTGATGTGTCCCCTCTCTAGCTGCAAAGCTAAGTAACATATTACGACATTCATTGTTACGAAAGTGGGGTATAAACATATCACAGTAGTTACCACCTACAACTACATCGGACTGAGTGAACAGTCTTAGTATCTGTGTGATGTGGTTCTTCTCTACTACTGATAGTGTACCATCCTTCCACTGAGTTACATCGTCACTAAGGTTTACCTCAGCTTCTGTCCAGTGTAAGTCCTCGTGCTTCTCAGCCATCTCCATAGCCCACGGAAAGGTAAAGGGTTTAAATGTTTTACTTTCTTCTGTTAACCCAGGCACAGTACCTCCTCCATGGCTTCCTCTAAAGTCTTGAAACTTTTAATGTTTCCAATTTCTTCCCTTCCTTCTGGTGTTCCTAACATTACAGAATACCCAGTGGTAAACTTCATGATAGTGTAATGACCATCTGAAACTTCATTTGCTTTCTCTTCTAACCTTGACATGCTAGGCATTCGTCTTCCTCCATAAAATCTTTAAGTGCTACTCTCGTAACCTGTTGTCCTACATTCTCAGCACCACTTGTAGCTGAAGTACGTAGGTAGTATAGGCCTTTAAGTTTAGACTTCCAAGCCTGTAGGTGTACCTGTGATACATAGTTCTTATCACTACCTGCAGGGAAGAATAGATTAACTGATTGACCTTGACATATATGAGGTTGCCTATTAGCAGCGTGTTGTACTACCCACATCTGGTCTAGTTCAAAGGCTGTTTTAAACACATCCTTCTCCCACTCACTCAAGTAGTCTAACTGTTGTACCGAGCCCTCGTGATGTCCAATGTTTCTCCACTCCTTAATCAACCACTCTTCATCTTTACCTAAGCGTAGTCTATGTTCCTCTATTACATCCTCAAGATACTTATTCTTAATCAAGTGAGAACCAATACGTGTCTTGTGTACAAAACTATTAGACTTAATAGGTTCAATGCTTGGTGACGTACCTAGTATCATACCACTGTTAGCATTAGGTGCAATAGCTAGTAGGTGTGAGTTACGTCTCCCACTTCCTTTGCCATCATAATACTCAGGGCGAACCTCAGCCAATGCTTTCGTAGCCTCAACTGCCTGTTCTTTAATGAGCTTAAACATTTTATTGTTATGCCCAACAGCTAGTGATGACTCCCAAGGTACGTTCTTTTTCTGTAAGTAAGAGTGAAAACCCATAGCTCCTAGTCCTAAACTTCTCTCCATAGAGGCGGAGTTAATTGCTTTCCTCATGTACTCAATAGGTGCATCCTTAATGAAACAAGAGAGCACATTATCTAGCATAGTAATTAAATCACACACTAGAGATGTGTCTTTCCATTCATCAAACCTTTCAAGATTGACAGAAGACAGGCAACACACCGCTGTTCTTTCCTCATTTGTTGGTAAGTGAATCTCATTGCACAAATTGCTTCCTTTAATTTCAAGTCCTTTGTCCTTTAATGTTTGTGGTAACTTTCTATTAGCTTCGTCAATGAAGTTAAGGTACGGTTCACCTGTTCTGAAACGTGTCTCGAGTATACGTTCCCACATTTCTCTAGCGTCCACACTGTCCCTGATACTATCATCATGAGGGTCAACCAAGTTCCACTGACTACCATTAATAACAGCATCAACAAAATTATCGGTAATATTAATAGCGTTATTAAGATTGAAACACTTGCGATTACTATCACCTCCGGTTGGGACACGTATGTTAAGAAACTCGATAATGTCTGGGTGACTGATGTCCATATACGCTGCATAACTTCCCTTCCTAGTTTGTCCTTGTTTGTATGCTGTCATTGCTGAATCAGCTACCTTAATAAATGGTATAGGCGATGGTGCTTTGTTACTTACTGCACGAACATCTGACCAGTGACCCCCGACTCCACCGCCCTTAACACTGAGCCAAGCCAGTTCGGATTGGTGCTCAATAAGACCATCAAGAGTGTCAGGTATGTAAGAAAGAAAGCAAGAAATAGGTAATCCTTTAGCTTGCTCTCCTTCAAGAGGAGCGTTACTGAGTATAGGACTACTAAACATAAACCAACCATCAGATACTGCATCATATAACCTCTGTGCTAATTCTAAATCCCTATTACTATAGGCTACACACGCCCTAGCATAGGCTTCCTGAGGTGACTTCTCTTTACCGCGTAGGTAATAGCCCTTGAGTAACTCAAGTGACTGAGGAGTTAGCATCTTATCCTTTGTTCTGTCTATTGTTATACCTAAGTATTCAACCTTCATCACCGGTTCCTTGTATTTTAATGTCTAGCATCTCGTGTCCTTCATCAGCAAGGTAGCTTGTGTATGTGAGTTTACCCTCGTGGTGTAACTGTACTGCGTCTGTAATTCCATCCCCATATTCCTTATCACCGTGTCTCCTTAATATAACCCAACCACCTATTAACATTAATACATTATATAAAATAAAAACTTCTATTGTCATAATCATTCCTCAAAATATTCCTCAAACCTTTCACGCTTAGCCCATAATCTTTTCCCAAAGAGCTCAAGAATATCTTCAGGTTCTATTTCTAGTTCATCACATATAAGACACACATCATAATTCTGTGCTACTCTTTCCTTAAGTTCTTCGAGTGTAATCATTTTAAAAGTTTCCTGCTACTGGGTCTACATAGTACGTAGTGAAATTTCCTTTTGTTACCTCTCTAAGTTTCCCATAACAAGTCTCCTTGTGACCACAGAAAGCACATGTCATATTAAGTCTCTCTTGTCCGTCCTTACTAAACGTACTACCTTTGGCCACTCTCATTGGTGGTGTGTCCTTAGTCATCTTGTCTTTAAGTTGTATAATATGCTTGTCAATATCCTTCTCTAACTGCTGCTCACATAACTTAAGTGTTGACTTGTTCTTATTGAAAGCTAAGAAGTAACCTTTGTCTCTGTCCTCTGTCTTTCCATATGCACTCAGCTGTTTTACATATCCAAACGCATCATCTTTAATACCGTTCTCTGTAAACTTCTTGTCATAAGACCATGCACTTGCTGTCTTAACATCAACTAACTCACCATCAATGTAACAATCTTGTGAACCATTAATGCCCTCAACAGTGTGCTTCTTCTGCTTACCTTCAACAGTATGCCCAGCTAACTCAACCAGCCCAAGTAACACAGCCTCTAGTATATGACCTTGTAAGAACGTAAGGTACACACTACCATTGATAGGTTCTTGCTCGTGTCCTTTGACTGAGTACCACTGTGCTCTCTCACACCTACCAATGCCTGACATTCTAAGACCATCAGATTTCTGTCTCTCTTTGAATGACTCAACTATAGCTTCTGTAACTTCTTCTCCAATAGTATTAGCTATCTTCTGTAAGTCCCCAGTGTATTCTTTATTTTCTAGTAATGTATAAACATCTTGCACCACTGTGTTAATTGTCTTCATTATATTCCCCTATTAATTTACTTATATACCACTTAGCTTTATTCAAATCTTCTAAACCATTCTTATATTTATATCTTGAAATATATTTTATCACGTTACCCTCAAGGTAGCTTAGTTTTTGGTCTAAAATAAAATCAATTACTTCTATGTTCCCTTGCCTGTAATGGCTTGGGTTAATGTTGTCTTCAGTGTGTGTCATTCCAGCTTCCTCCTATTTTATATTCACCATTCATTGGACACCTTAAGTTATAGTACACAGTAGTGTCCCTCATAGCACTAACCAATTGCTCACCAATAGACTCAGCGTACTTAGGTTCACATTCAATCTGAATCTCATCATGAATAACACCTAACTGTTTGTAAGGTAGCCTACAGTTGTCATGGAATATAACCCAAGCCCTCTTAGCTATGATAGCACCAGCACTTTGTAACAAGAAGTTAAGTGCTGAGTGAGGTGAGCGTGTGTATATCCTACGATTGTCTATTGCCTTTACGTACCCCCTGTCTGCAGCTAATTCTACTAACCTACGTAAGTCTCGTAACGCTGGTGTATTATCAAGGAACTTCTTCTTAATCTTTCGCCCCTCTTTCTTACCACCACCCACAATCTTACCAATCAAGTCATCACCACCACCATAGAGGTAAGCATAGATGAATGTCTTGGCTTCATTGCGTGTATTAAGTCCTGCTGACTGTTGGTTCTTAGTGTGTATGTCACCACTTAGAATCTCTGCTGTGTACTCCTTGTCATTCATATAATGAGCAAGGCACCTGAGTTCTAGTCCACTGAGGTCAGCACCTACAATAACCTTACCTTTAGGAACGGTAAACAAAGAACGCATCTCTTGTCCGTACTCTTTATTACTCGCTACTACCTGCTGTAAGTTAGGGTTACTACTTGACATCCTATTGGTTACTGTACCTAAGGTATGTACCCTACTGTGTATAGAGTGAGTGTCCTCATTGAATGCATCAAGCCATGACTCTACCATACTACGTCTCTTCTGTAGCATGAGGTACTTAGCTATCAGCTTAGCTTCGGGCAACTCTACTGTCTCAAGTATAGTCTCGTCAACCTTTACACTACCCTTCTCTGTAAATACAGTAGGTTCCCACCCAAAGTTAATAAGGTACTTGGCTATCTGCTGTCTACTGCCTAGATTAAATGGCTCATAAGTGTTATAGCCCCACTTACCATTAGGGTGCCAACAACAACCCTTGTCCAATTGATTTTGGTAACGTATGCTTCTACTCCCTGATGTGTTAAACTTATTAGCCTTGTTAACTTCGTGAAATACAGCAAGGGGTTTGAAAACTTTACGTACCTCTGACTCAACCTCTGTAATGTCACCACTAATTTGTTGTAATACTTTAATGGCACCTTCTTCATTGAAGTACCAACCGTTCTTTTCTTGTTCATTACAATGCTCCTTTGTTTTGTATTCTAATTCTAGTGAGTCCCTACTGAACCCTTCCATTTTCTTTAATGAGTTGTACAGTTTGGTTGTAACCTCTACATCCCTGACACAATACTCTAACATCTCATCTGTGTAGTGTGTCCAGTCTGTGTAGTCACCCTTTGGAAAGTTAAACCTATCACCCCAACTCTTTAATGAATGGCCACCTTCCCTTCGTGGTTCAGTAAGCTGACTCATTATTAATGTGTCCTCTACCTGTACCCCATTAAAGTCTGTGCCTAATAGCTTCTTCATTACAGGTACATCATATCCAATTCCATTATGAAATACTAATGTCATTCCTTTCTGTAACCAATCATTAAATAGGTTTACTTTTTTAGGTGTGAAGGTTATTACTTCCTTTGTGTCTACGTTCTGTAATACAATGCACCACACAACTGTAGGGTCTAGGCCATCTGTCTCAATGTCACAACTAAAAGTCTGCATAAGCATCTAACTCCTTGTGTTTAGGTGCAACTCCCTTCTCAAGCCTACCTTTACTTTGGTTGTAGTGTGTCCAACCTGCTTCACCTGTCTGACCTGTTCGTCTAAGCTTAGGTACTCGAATACGTGTTGAGTTTCTTTCATACTCATCCTCACTCAGCTTGTCTCTACTGAACAGTATGTTATTGTGACACGCCTGAGGTATAGCACCACTGCCTTTAACATCATACTCACTAATCTTATGTGGGTGTGAACCATCATCAGGTTTACGTGTATGTGTACTTAGTATAACACACGCTTTAGTTTCTTTACACAGTTTAATAAACCTGTCCATCACTTCCTCAATGTTTTCATTACTCAGGTTCTTAATTGCAGTATGTAAAGGGTCAACAATAATTACACCACACCCCATACCTTTAACAAAGTATCTAATCTTAGCAAACATCTCTTCAATTTCAATTGAACCACCACCATCATCGTGCAGTTGTACCTTACTGCCTAGTCCAATGTGTTTTGCGTCTGCCATAATGTCATCAACATCTAAGTCTTTAGGGTTCTCAAGGCTAAGGTTAATACCTTTGTGTACACTCACTACCTTACGTACTGTCTCATCTAGTGTGTCCTCTACCATAAAGCAACCAACCTTCTCATCAGTATTAACAGCGAAGTGATATATCAATTCATTCAGGATTGTTGTCTTACCAATACTTGTGTGTGCAATAATTGATGTTAGTTCACCCCTTGCTAACCCACCTCTAGTCATTTCATTAAGGTTACCAAAGCTTTCAGGTAAGGGAATTAACTCTGTGTCCCTATAACTTAATAGTGCTTCATACATATCTGCTACTGTTGCAACACCACTAACAACATAAGGCTTAGCATCCCACCAGGTCTCAACGAATGCCTTGCTACTCTTATTAATAAGGTACTCACTTGCATCCTTGTATTCAGACAGCGTGACAACCTGTACTTTATTTGGTCCAAGTATAGGTGCAACCTTTTCTGCGGCAGTCCTACCTGCTTCATCATTATCAAAGCACAGTACCACAGTCTCGAATGAATCAAGCCATGCTATGTTAGCC